ATCAGGAGTTCCATTCAGGATGGAAGGATCTCTACCACTTTGTGCGGTAGTACCCATACCAACGGATTCAGCAGTACCGTCAGTATCATTAAGATTCTTAGATTGACCAGAGAATGCCGAATCAGCTTCATTATAGAATGCTTCTGTACCACCTTGAGTGTTGTACTTAGAACGCATTGCAAAAATGAGTCCAGTAGGACCACTCATTGGTTGAACACCGCAAACATCATATGCGATGAGATTTGGCATTGAGCGCCTGATTAGAGAAATCAGTACAGGATCAAAACCTGCTACTGTCTGACCACCAGCAGTACCAAAAGCGCCTTGTCCGCCATCTGCATTACCTGAGTTGGTAATTTGAGCTTCTCCTAAAAACTCAGCCTGTTCTCTTTGCTCTCTTTCTTGATTTTCTAGCAGGGTTGCAGTTACCGATCTACGATGCGAATCTTTGATTTTATCAAGTCCTTCGTAATCTAGAATAGGTGCCCACTTCTCCTGCAAATACTCATTGTTTTGCATTTGAATTTTTCCTCTTTAAAAAAGTTTTAGTTTGATTATGATTTAAAAAATCATTTAGCGACTCTTCCAAGTGTCTGAAGATATGCTTCCATTCTTGGAGTATGTGATTCAGAAAGTGTTTCCTGAACCTCACTATCCTCAGAAATAGTTTCAGAATCGTCTTTTTGGATATTAGTATTAGTTGGGAAGTATGACTCCTTCAACTGTACTAATTTCTCACGATAAGTGTGCTCACTATCAAACTCAACATTTTCTGCTAGAGAAGCGAGTTTATCTTTCTGAGAAGTCGCAAGACCCTCAGCGATATCTGCAAAAATTACATCAGCAACTGACTCAGCTAATCTTTTATTTAGAGCAATATTTCTTTCGATTTGCTCGTTGAGTTTATCTTCCATTTCATCTAATGTTTCTACCATAGTAGAAACAACATCATATTTCTCTTCAGGGATAGTTACATAATGCTCTTCAAAAAGTCCTCTCATTCCTAAAAGGAATGACTCTGTTAATTCAGATTTGAGACCATGCTCAATCTGAAGTTTATTCTCGTTAATCCATTCATCACAAACATACTCTAGATATGAATCTAGACGCTCAGTTAGTGAATTTTTAATTTCAGAAATTTCCTCTATAAGTGTTGCCTCATATGCAGATTCAATTTCTTCCTCAATAGAAGCAACTTTTGCATTTATAGCAGTTTCAAAAATAGTTTTTGCTCTTTCTTGAAACTCTTCGGAAAGTTCTTCACCTGCAAGAAGTGCTTGAACATCTTCTTCCACATTATATTCTACTACAATTTCATTTTCACTGCCCTCTTCACTTTCCTCAATAACTTCATTTGTAGTTTCTTCAGATTCTGCAACTACTTCATCTGTAGTTTCTTCAGATTCTGCAACTACTTCATCTTCAGTAACAACCTCTTGACCTTCTTCCACTTCATCAGAAACAGCTTCTTTTGAAACTTTACTATTAACAACATCTCTTACTTGCTTTAAAGAGGTTTCTTTAAGTTTGTTAGAGTCATCATCTGGCTTTGAATTCTCAGGAGTAGGTCCACCCAAATCTTCCCAAGATGGCCCTTTAGCCATTGGTTCTGCAGGTGATGCATTTTTAGTTACTACGTTTTCCATTTCTTGTAAATTTTTGCCAACGGACATTTGATTAATGTTAATCTATAGTTATTTATAATTTAGAGATTTAAAAGAAAATTATTAAATAAATTTAACTTATGTTCTTCAAGAATTTTCTGATCAACAAGAGTATTAATTTTCTTTTGGGTTTTTTCTACCAATTGTTCATGAAGAACACCAGATTCCCATATCCACTCTTTTCCTTCCATAATTCCCTGAACAAATGCATCAGGTGCAGAAGGATCTGCAACAATATCAGCAGCAGTTGCTAACATAAAATCATTACCAACAACTTTATGACCTTTATCGCTCATAGTAAGTGAACCAACACCACGTGAAGAAACCCCTAAAGTAACACCTTCTCTAATTAAAGATTTTGCAATCTTACCCATTGGAGTTTCTAAAAGTTGTGCTTTACCAACAAAATTTTTACCGTCCTGATTTAACTCACAAATCTTGTGAGAAACTCTATCAAGATTAATAGTTGGTCCATCTGGATGCCCAAGTTCTCCTAAAGCACGACCTTTATTAATAAAATTGTCACTATATCGCTTTACTTCCTTTTCCATAATAGGAAAAGGATACATTCTTCCATTTCGATTTACACATTCGGATTGGAGAAAAACACCCTTAATATAATGTTTAGCATCGTTTCCCCTTCCTTCAGTAATAAATTCTACTTTTTGAATTTCTTCTGTGATTAATTTCATTACTTTTAATTTGTAAATCCTACTTTTACGCATTTAATATCACCATCAGCTGCAAAAATACATTCTGCATTATTTTTTTCAAGATATTCAACTGTACGAGGTAAAATTGAAAAACTACCAACTACAGTTCCACTTGGTGCTGCTACAACAGTTACAACACGAATGTTATTGGTATTTTCATTCGTTAAACGAACTACACTTGCACCAGTAATACTACTAGCTGTACCAGTATTCACAGGTATATCAATTTCTTGACCTTTTATTAGAATTCTATTTGCCATCAGTTATTTTCCTCCTCGGATTCGGATGTTTCTGGACTAATTTCAGAAGGTTCTGATTCAATCTCATTATTAGGATCATTATAATTTAATAATGATGTTGCAACTTCAGGTCGAAGAGAATTAATCTTTTCCAAAGATTTTGAGTATAAAGATGCTTTAATAGCATCTGAAGTTTCAGATGCTGCAGAAGTATCAAGCGCAATTGCATCAATAATATCAGATTCCATATTAATTTATTATAAAAATATACTAATATTTATATTCTTTATACTTTTGGTGCTTGTACTTCATTAGATCCAACTGCATCTGGATCTTCAGGAACATCTCCCAATGGAACACTATTATTTGATTGTGGAATTGGATTTCCAAATTCATCAACCGGAGCATTAGGATCTGGAAGAATTCCTTTTGCAATTTCATCATCAATTTGAATATCAATTTCAACAATTTCACTATCAGTTTGTCTAAGAATTTTCTTACGAACAAATTCAGTAGAATAATACTTACCAATATAAGGTTCAGCTGTTGTAGCAAGAGTTAAACGACTTGTAAGCATTTCAGATTCTTTAAGCTCAGAAAACTGATTATCATATAGAAAATCATATTGAATATGATCTTCCATTGTTTTCCAATCTTCTGGAGTTACAATATTCTTTAAAAGAAGTTGAGTACGAAGCATATCATTAAACATTCTTGCAAAACGCTTTCTCAATCTCCCAACAAATTTAGAAAATTTAAGTTCATCTCTCAAAATTTCAGAAGATCTACCAAGATTAAATCCAGTATCTCCTGCAATTCTAGATTCTGGAACATTTAATGCTCTATAAAGTTTCTTTTGAAAATAATTAATATCAGTGATTTCTCCAAGATTTTGTCCTCCAGGAAGTGTTGTAATTTCAGTTCCTCTTCCCCCTTCACGACGAGGTAACCAAAAATCTTCCATCATTGACATAAACTTACGATCATCACGAACTTCACCAGTATTTGCATCATAAGCAAGTTTATTACGATAACGACTCATTACCTCTTTAAGGTATTGTTCTGCCTTTACTTTTGGAAGGTTACCAACATCAATATAAAAAATTCTACGCTCTGGTGCTCTTGAAATTCTATAAATTACTAAAGAATCCTCAATCATTCTAAGTTGATTAAGTGCTTTAATTGCTTTATGTAAATAAGATAAAATAGTTCCTTTATTTCTATCAACTAAACCAGAAGTACAATAAGTAACAGAATCCTTCATAATTTTCACACCTTTCTTGGTGTGTCCACCATATATGTTAGATTTTTGTGGCGGAGTATATATGTAATATTCTTCAGTTTCTGGAAATTGTATATCGCTTTGATTATTCGGAATAAATGCAGGTGATTTATTTTTATCTCTCTTTTCTTGTTTTACATGCTTCATTCGCATGGGATCAATATATCTAATCTCTTGAATGCCATCTTGAGGTCTCTTTTCATCAATAACTTTTAAATAGAAAAGTTTTCCATCAATATACCAATTTCTAAAAATTTCATGACATTTTCTATCAAAATCCATGATTTCTTTGATAGATTTAAATTCTTGTCGAATTATACCTTTTAATCTATCAGTTGCATTTAAATTTGATAATTCAATTTCAATAGGAGAATCATATAAATCACTAACAATTGCTTCATTAACAACATCTTCAATGGCACCATCACATTCTGGATGTAATGCCATTTCTCTATATCTTTTTAATAAATCATACTCTGTACGATAAACTCCTTCAATATCTACAAACTGTCCATAAAAACCGCTGCTGATATAATTATCAACCCCGTCCTCATTTGAAGGAGGAACGGGGGAGACAATAGAGTTCGATTTTTTAATGTTTTCTTCAATAGAAAACCCAAATAGTCTGGCCATAGTATATGTTTAAAAACTACTTATATTAACTATTTATCAGTCAATATCTACTCCACCTGCTTCAGGTGAATTTCCTTTAACTGCTTCCCAATAAAGAACTTGCAGTTCTACAGTAAATTCCTGAATTGCATTACCTTGATCATAAGATAAAGGAATTGCTGAAGTTGAAGTTGGAAACACATCATAGAAATGATATGCCCTTAAAGTTTCACCATTACGATCTAATTGATATACAAAAGCATCAGAAGTATACTTATTTGAATTAAGTTCTCCAGTCCCATCAGAAACTTTATTGATTTCGTTCATCCAATTTTCAAAGGCAGAACGAATTGCAAAATCAGTATCATTAATAACAGTAATAGTCCAACTTTCAAAAGTTCTATCACCTGCAACTTTTAGAGTTCTTCCTCTAAAAGGAACATCAATAAAAGCAACATTTGATGCAGGAAGATTTGCGGCCTTAACCAAAAATCTAGATTTATTTAAAATATCATTCTCAACTTTTGCAAGATCTGGAAAAGACAGAACACATTCAAAAAGATTACTCCTAGAACCACCACCTGTTAACTGACTTTTAAAGTCAGTTATTTTTCTATGTCGTGGTGGATTGAATTGATTTCTTGTCGCCATTGTTTTTAATCTCCTTTAAATTAAACGTTGCCAATTATTTCTTCAAATGATACGCCAGTTCTTGTGGCGATAAAAGTCAATCCAATAAAGTTAATAGACCTTGCAGGTTTGATATAAATGTCTGCTCGGAATTCATTATTATCAATAACTGCAGGAGTGTTATTTGTTTGATCACAAATAACAACAAAATCAAAGATTCCTCTCTTAGATTGAACATCCCTAAGGAAAGGTTCAACAATATTTACAAAATTAGTTCTTGTAATTTCATCATTGAACTCAAATAATTGATCTCTTGCTGCAGCAGAAATTGCATTTTCAAGATAGATGAAAAGACGACGAACATTAATTCTGTCAAAAGCAGAAGATTTGCCATAAGAAGTTTTATC